AATACTCCTTTACCATTACCACCAGCACCATTGAATATAGTAAATTTATCCATTTGTCGTCCGCACATACCAGAGGCAATAAGTTGTAATGTAAGTTCTCTAACTTCATCATCAGGTAAAATTTCTTTAATGAATGTATCAAATATTTGTAAATTTTCATCTAAATTTTTATCAACTTCATAATTATAACCAGTAGTTAAAGTCATATAATCAAATTGATTAGGTTTAATAAACTTACCTTCATTTAAATCCCAAACCTTATTTTTAAAGAGGAATAAATGAAGGTGAGTATCAAATTTAATATCTTCATTGTGTAAATAAGCAGTCATTCTTTTTATAAGAACACCACAATATGAAGCATCACTTAATCGTTGAATATTTTTGGAATTCTTATTATATATTTCAATAGCATTTTTAGTATCTTCTTCTTCTAATTCAGTTCCAATGACTTTTTCAATCATCTTGTCTCTTCTTTTTGTATTGATTTTATCTACTAATAGTTGATAAGTATTTGAGATAAACCTATTGATATACATAAATTCAACATCTTCTTTCCAATATACACCATTAAAGTAATACAATACTTTGTTTTGATAAACAAACTTATCACAAAATCGTTTGCCAAAATCTTGTGCTAAACCATCATCAGTAAAAATAGGTAATGTATTATTCATATCAAATTGATTGTATTTTTTACAAATAGAATTATAATTATCTAAATTGTCTTCTTTTGCCCACATTCTTAAAGTTCCAATACTTCTTTTACTTTTTGTAGATTTATTCCAAAATTCAAGAACTTTACATCTATCATATTTATTACTTTTTTTACTAAACTCATCAAATATATCAAATAAATTATCATTAATAGATTTCAAAGTCCAACAAACATTAATCCATTTATCATAAATATCACTTCTTTCATAAGATAAACATTCAACAAGTTCTTTAACAAAATCTAAATTAATATTATCATTATCACAAGTATCAATAGGTTCGTTATATATTATATCTTTTTTAATTTTAGATTTATTAGTTTTTGTATTTAAAGTTTTTTTGAAATTTTCAACTAAAATTTCTCCTTGTGAATTAAGTTGTTTAGGATACATTTTATTTCTAAAAGAGAATTTTTTTAATTCATTAAATAGAGTATCTTTTTTATAATCTTGTAATACCTTTTGTTTGTTGTCAATAGTTCCTAAAATGTTATAAGCATTTTCAAAATGCTCTTTATCACAACCATACATAACCCAACCATTTTTTTTATAAACACATTCATCAATAATACTTTCAATAGAATTGGTTGCTCCAATTTCATTAAAATGTTTTTTCAATGTAGTATTTTTAACAAGATTATTCCTAATGAGATGAGAAAAGTAATCTCTCTCAGTAGTAATATCTGGAATTTGTATATGAATACCATTTTTATAAGTTTTTTTACTTTTCTTTTTAGTATATGTTCTACAAAATATATACATAGTAAAATCATTATCATAATATTTAATAATTTGTTTTTTTATAGCATTACATATTTTTTTAATAAAATTTTTATCAATAGACGTGTCAGTAGCAAATTCAAAATCAAAATCAAATCTAACATATCTACATTTTTCAATTGGAAATTCAATCATATTATATGATTTATAACCATCATATTTATCCATTAATTCATAAAATTTATCTATATTTTTAATATACCATTTACCACCTTGAATAGTAGTATGACTATACTCATCACCTTTACCAACCTTACAACTATTAAGAAAATCAATTAACTCCTTCATTATTATATAATTTAAAGATAGAGAATTGTCTTTAAATACGTTCAAAAATAAATTCAAATTTTTTTTTAATTCAAATATTATAAAGTTAAGAATATATCTTTAAATAATAAAAATATTTATTTTCAAATTTTATTTCGGGCATAATATTGCTCAAATTATTTTAATAGTCATCTCCAAGTAAATTATTTTTTTTCATAAAGTTATATTTTTTAATATCAATAACTTTTTCATAATCAGTTAAATTTTCATTATAATAAATTTTATCAAATACCTCATCACCACCTTCAAACATAAATTTTCTTTTATAATATTTAAGTGTGCTTCTCAATCTACCTGCTTCTTTATCACTATGATATTTTTGGTATTCATACAACTTCATTCTATCATTATGGGTTGTTGAAATAGTTGTTGTGTTCATATTCAATTATATAAATATTAACTTTAAACTTTAAATAATTTTATTTAAAGTGTATAAAAAACACTGGGAGATAGTTTAACTTTCCAAATATACTAAAATGAAGGAGTATGTGTATATCCGTTCTGTCTTACTATCTACTTATAATTATATATATATATTTTTTAAGTAAATATAAATTCAAATTTTTTTTTTTCTATTATATACTTGATTTGCCATTGATAATGAATGAAGCATAAGAGAAGCAGTTTTCCGTTGATTATCAATACTTTCATTTTCTTGACTATAAGATATACGAGCATTTCTAATATCAGTAATGTTAAATTGAACACCATAATATTTGTTTGTAAGTTTAGATACAACTTTACTCAACTCACCATTTTTATAAATTGTATCGGGTAATAGTTGAACAAACAAATAGTTTTGGTCTTCAAATAATTTTTTAATCATTTGATTAAGATATGTTGGTAATTGATATTTTTTTCTACCAAATGTCTTTTTAGTTTTATAATTATTTAGATGGAAAAATCTAGTATTAATATTATAGAAATTAGTATTGTTTTCTAAATCCTTATCTGTTATACGAACATTTCCAAAATTATCTCTTAAAGGCAATATTTTATATAAAAGAAATAAAAGTTGAATTTGTAATGGAATTTTTTCATTTCTTATAACTTCACCAGTTTTCCTAACATAATCTTGCCAAGTAATTTTAAGAGGTTTGAATTCAACATTATCATCACTTATTTTCTGTGAAACTTTATTACCTTCTTTAATTACTTGTTGTATTCTACTCTTGATATATGGAGATATATTATCATCTAATCCTTCAAGATTATTTATAATTTTTGATAAGGGGACAATGTAATCTTTATAACTTTTAGGATATTGTTTGACAATTAGTTTGAAAATATTATTTATAACTGAATTATTATTAGGATTATCAATAAATAATTGGAATATATTTGGAATAATTTTTTCAATTGCTTTTATTTTACTTTTATAATTTGATTTAGTTTTATCAGTAAGGTCATCGCCACGAACATCTTTCATAGTATCAATTTGAGTAAGTATATTGTCTAAATTTAAATTGGGTTGAATAATTGTTTTAATAGGAATAGGGTTTTCATAGTTATCAATATTTTTGAGAATTTGTTTTAATAGTTTTTTATTTAGATTTCTACCACCATATTTATCTAATAGTTGTTGTTCCATATTGTATATATATACTAAAGATATATGTTTATCTTTTATATAATTTCAATAAAAAATTTTTCAAATTTTTATTTATTTTTAATATATTAATTTACTCAGTATCGGCAAATCCATCACCATTGGGGTCAGTATCAAGTGAGGCAACATCGCTTGTAGTATCGCCATTAACATCATTATCATATATTTCTTTCATACTTTGATATTCATTTGCCATACAATTTTTAAAACTATTAGAATATGTTCCTACATTCTCATCTTCTTCTTCAAGATGAATGAATATTTTCCAATATAAAACTACACGTATAAAACGATGATAATCATTAAGGTTTCCAAAGTTTTCTTGTCCATAAGTTTCCTTATGATATTTCATTGTTTGATATATCCATATTGGAGGGAGGGTATGAAAATATTCTCCTTGATTATCAGCAACCCACCAGTTAATAAAATTGTCTTTTGCTTCAACATACCAATCATCAAAATTATCATATATATCCGTATCGTAAAATAATTTTCCTCCTAAACCATCATCACCACCTTGATTTGTCCATTCGTCAATTGTTTCTTCATCAAAATCCTTTATAATGTCATAATCAATATCTTTATTATATTGTTGTAATTCACTTTTCAAATGTTGATTATCATCTGTTAATATTTCATTTTGCTCTAATCCAACATTAACTGAATATAATAAATCTTGATTTTCTTCTTTCAATGATTTTATTGTATCATTTACAACAAGTTTGTTGATTTCATCAACGATATCAGTGTTAAGAACTTTATCAAGAACATACGACATTTTACTTAAAGATTGTGATTTGTCTTTAACTCAAAATCAAATTCAAAATTTTTTTTTTCACATTTTATTTGATTATTTTATATCCAAAGTCAATGTGAGTAAAAAAGCAAAATCGTGCCCCTTTTTGAAAGTGTTCCTAGGGTGCCTCGCGTGAGAGATTTAAAAACGGGCACTATTTTGCTCTTTTGCTCACTTTTTATTTTTTATATATTTATATATTATATAGATTATACTATTAATTATTTATTTTAGATTTTAAAATTATATTATTAATATAAATGGTATTTATATCACAAGATAGATATGTAGAACTATTAAGTAAGAAAAATGTAAGTTTTATTAGAAGATTAGCGAAACACATAAATGCTAATACAAGAATAGAAGGGATAGGTCAAAAGGGTAAAAATGAATTAATAAATGAAATTATAAAATTAACTAATTATGATTTTGATAATGACAAATATAGTTTTCGTGGAATTCAAAATGAATTTAGTGGAGGTGGTGAATATACTTTAAATATTGTAAGACAACAAGATTTTAAAAAGCAAAAACCAAAAAAAAGCGAACCATCTAAAAAAAGTGAAATAACTATTGAAGGAAGAGAAACAAAGAATTTTAAACTCGGTGAAAAAAATTTATTACCAAGTGGTAGAAGAACAGAACATTACCAGTATTTTAAAAAGGCGTGGGATAAAGTAGGAGATGGATTTAATTATAATCTAATAAGACCAGCAAGCGATAAAAAAACAATAGGAACACAAACAGCACCAAAGAAGATTTTAAAATCCTCTGGGACACAATCAGCACCAAAGAAGATTTTAAAATCCTCTGGGACACAAACAGCACCAAAGAAGATTTTAAAATCCTCTGGGACACAATCAACACCAAAGAAGATTTTAAAATCCAGTAGTAATAAAAAACCGATTTTAAAATCCACTGGTAGTAAAAAATATAATTTAGTATCAAGTGTAAAATATAAACATAGAAAATAATAAAAAATTTTTAAAATCTTTTATTACTTATACATTTACTTAGTTGTGTAAATCAACAAATTTCTTGTATCCATCTTTGGTGTTATCAAAAGCAAAATTCTTCTTATTGAACTTTACCCAAGTGCGAGTTTTGAAAATGTCTTCACCAACCTTTGAAACAGCACCAACATATCTGTAGTTAAGATTGTAGTGTGCCTTAATAACTTTACCACTCTTTTTAAGAGTATAATCATCTATAAAAGTATCTCTCATTACGTGCTTACCTAAATCATATTTGTCAGCAAATTCAAATGCTTTATCCTCATCAGTTATAAAGTTAATAACATCACTTTCTAGGTCGTTGTAATCTTTAATTGCCTCGTTCTTTTGATTGAATTGTTTCTTACAATTACTTTTGATGGCAATCATAGTCTTCTCGTCAGTCTTAGTCATAGTTGATACGTTGTAAATTTAATGTAAAATGAAATTCAAAATTTTTTTTTTACTTTTGTTGCTTTTAAATGTGTCGGTTGATAGTTAATTGGGGTCTCTCAAATAAAAAAGGTTTTTTCACATTTTATTTTATCTTTATATATCTAATCTATCTTTATCTACTCCTCATCACTACTACTAATTTCATAGTCTTGTTCATAGATAATAGTTTTAATATAGTCCTTAGTCCAACTATTATGTTCATAGTATAATACAAGACAATCAAACATCTCATAAAAGTCTTCCTTTGACAATTTAAGGTATTCTTTAATATCAACTATCAATTGTCTTTTATTATCTTTTGGAAAGCGATGATTGTAATGTCCATCATACAAGTCCCAACAAGGATAGTCAATATGGTCTTGAACGTTTTCTTCAATAGCATCTAGTAG